GAATAAACCTCTTGATTTGAACCTACTCCATATTGACCGCAGTCATTCTTTTGGATTGTACGGACTAATCTTTTTGTAACTGAACTTGTCCACGTTTCTGCGCCACCTATTAAAGTAGTTGTTGTATTTGAAGTCTTTGATACCGCTTCGCCTCCACCCGATACCGTTGCATAATTATAATAAGTAGTCGATATATTAGGCTGAACAATTATTTGAAGCGTTAAAACTCCATTCGGTTGTAAAACTCCGTTATAAGTACCAAATACATTATAAGAAAATCTACCTACATCGATTGAAACTTGAACAACATTAATACTCCAACCAGCGCCTCCGTAAGTTATATAAACTAAACCCTCTTGTAAATAATCAGATATTTGTATCGGCGCAGTTGTGGCCGTAGTTCCGTTATTTGTTATAGTTAAATAATAGGAAAATTGCTGATTTAAATTACCAGCCGTTGCACCTGATTTGCTAATTGTTAAATAAGGATTAGGAATATTACATCGTTGGCAATAAAGATACCATTCAGTCGGGAATACCGTAGGTAAACTACCGTCAGGTCTTGGAGTGTAATATTGATTTAAAGCAATCGTTTGACCACTTGAGTTTTGAAGTTGACCAAGTTCGGCCAATGTAATAGAAATTGGAGGATTCGCTAAAGATTCCCCCGTCATTTCATTGTAAACATCGGCAAAAGACATTTCGCCACTTCCTTGTAATGGCATTTATTTAGAAGCTAAAAGTGTTTCTAAATTCTTTATTTTAGTATTTTGTTCTTTAATCGCTTCAATTAATAAAGCAGATATGTTTCCGTATTCAACTCCCATCAATCCATCGTTACCCGTATTGACAATCTCAGGGAATACCTTATCTATTTCTTGAGCAATTACTCCCCCGTGTCGCTTCTCATCGTAATTAGTATTATAAGTATATCCCGAAATTTGACCTACTTTTTCAAGGGCATTTTCTATTTTTATAATATTACTTTTAATACGAATATCAGAGTTTGCAGTAATTGTTCCCGTTGCTCTAATTGCACCTGATACGTAAAGACGTTCCCCATTATCTGAGCTTGTACCCATCAAAATATTTCCGCCAGCAGTAATTTGCATCCTATCTACAACATTTGCAATTCCATTTGTACCAGTTGCAAATAAAATACCGACAGAAGCATCAGGAGCACAACTCATTAATCTTAAACCTCTCGCAGTACTATCTGAACCCATTCCATAGAAATATGAACCTGAAAAATCATAATCCATTCCATATCTTCTATTAGACCCAAATTGATAAAAAATATTTCCTCCACTACTTATTCGCATACGTTCAACATCGCTTGTTTCAAATCGCATATCGATAGCAGATGCTGTACCAATACGAAGTATATCAGCATTATCATATTTAAAAATACAACTTCTAATTGTTCCAGAAGAATTTTTACCTTTTACTGTAAATGCCCCTTCGCCATTTGTTGCACTTCCTTCTGCTATAATTGTAGCTTGACCACTTGTTGCTAAAGATGTAATTGTACCCGAAAACGTGGCTGCACCATTAGTTGCAATAAATAACCTTGAAGTACCATCATCTCTAAGGTCAAAAGCACCAGAATCACCACCAATTGAATCAAATACAGTAAAACCAGTACCCATTGAAATATTAGTATATACGGTCGTATTTGAACCAAATCTAATTTGTTCAGCAAAACTACCTACCACATGAAGTTTAGCTCCTGGACTTGCAGTATTAATTCCTACGTTAGTTCCATTATCAAATATTTGACTATTCCCAATCGCACTACTTGAAGTAAATTTGGCTACATAATTAGTCGTTCCACTTAGCGCACTTGCTTTACCATTAAAAGTATTCCAATCCGTTGAAGATAAGAATCCCGAAACTGAAGTTGTTGCTTGCTTTACTTGAATAGAAGTTCCACTTCCTAAAACTGCTCCCGTTCCTCCCGTAATTGTTAAGACTGAACTTGTGGCTTCAGTTAAATTGCCACTTGTTAAGCTAATTACTCCCGTCGTATTATTATAAGAAACTGCTCCACTTGCACTTATCAATGCTCGCACACTTGCATCCGTATAAACCGTACCTGAATAACTAATTGCACCCGTAGTATTATTATAAGTAATGCCCGTGCCTCCACTTAACGAAGTCAAAGAAATACCACCTAATCCAGCAAGAGTGTAATTTGGTACGTTTATTACTCCCGTTGTATTGTTGTAGGTAGATGCGCCACTATCTCCCGTAGTTGTAATTGAAATCAATGCCCTAACTGAAGAATCCGTGTACACCGTTCCACTATAAGATATTGCTCCCGTAGAACTATTGTAACTTATTCCCGTTGCTCCACTAAACAAAGCACGAATTGAAGCATCCGTATAAACCGTCCCCGAATACGAAATAATACCCGTCGCCGAATCATAAGAAATGCCCGAAGTTCCCGATAAGAACGTGGCACTAATTCCACCAAGACCAGCAAGCGTGTAAGTAGGCACATTTAAGACACCCGTTCCGCTTGAGTAAGTAGATGCGCCTGAGTTACCCGTTACCGTTAAGCTAATAGCACCTCTCGCCCTTGCATCCGTAAAGTATTTATTTGTCGGAGTGGCAAGTTCTTGAATGTCATCCGTATCTAAGACAACCGTTCCAACTAATCCATTTACCGAAATTACTGCCCCACCAATCGCAGCTTGTAATTCAGCAATAGTCTTTTTATAAAGTTGTCCCGTAGTTGCATCACCAATACCAAATAAATCAGTACTTAAAATTGCAGTCTTAGAGACTAATTGGTTTATTTTCTTATTTGCCATTTCTTAACTTGGATATGTAAAGTCGGTTGGTATTTGACACCTATTTGAAAGCATCGGATAAATGATTGATATATCGGCCTTTACTCCAGCCAAATAATCCTTCTCGTTTTCAGTAAAAAATTCTAATGTAATTCCTTCGCCCACTTCCCAATTAAAATTAGGATGCTTGCACATCGAAATAATATCTTGGCATATTAATAATTGGTCAGATAAAACTTCAGTTTCGTTAGTTTCATCTTGAAGTTGCCTATCAAGAAAGAATAAACTAAATGACATAGTCAATTCTTTGCCGTTTATTTGGCTTCCAGTCAACGAATAAAACATTGATGGATAAACATTATCAGGCTGAGAAAGAAACTCCCATACATCGCCAAAATAGACCGTATTAATTTGGTCGTGGCTTTGGGCAATATCCCTTATCAGCTTGATTGTTTGATTTAATGTCAGTTGTTTTATTGCCATTTGTATTTAAATAAACAATTAGTTTGTTTATGTTTTTGGTTGAGAATGCTTTTGGCATATTAATAATTATAATTTTTTTTGCTCTTTAAAACGTGTTGAGGATAACTCATTCCAAATAAACTATTTTCATCTCCTAAAAATATGCTCGATTGATACCCATCTTTCTCAGGATACATCGTATCGATGCCCGTGCCTGGATTGATATACTCAGGGAATAAGTTTGTTGTACTTACCTCTTGCAAATATTTAATCATTCTTTGCTTGTAAAACTCCGCTCTTGAACGATAACGATTAGCCACATCGATTAAATCTTGCATATTAGGTTGGTCGCTATTATCAGAAGTCTTGCGAACTAATCCTTTGTTGTAAAACTGAAAAGATAAGCCAACTGGTAACTCAGACAATACGTAGTAAACAAGCGCATCGGTTACGTAGTCATTCAATAAAGACGTTTCTAAATTGCTCAACGTATTATTTTCAATACCCGTTTGAAGTTTAACATATAAAGCCGTTCCTAAAGCTGGCAAGATATAAATGTCTTGAGCCGTTTTTATTTCGGGCATGATTAACTTGTCATCAATATTAGAATGAATTGCCGTTCTTTCTTTGATTGCATTTGCTCCTATAAATAATGTATTCTTCATATTAACCTTTCTTAATTACCGTTTGAGCATACCAACGATGTCTGCAACTTGGTGAATGTTGACCGTTTGGCTTAGTCCACCAACCGCCTCGCCTATCAAATACGCTATACCCTAATCTTGCCGATATGGCTTCAATTTCTGCTCTTGAATACAATCTATCTAACTGCATTAATTGAGCGCAAAAATAACGACTTGGATGGTCTGCTGAATCTCTTTCGTTTCCTGGTATATCTGTCCTCCATTCGTAAGAATACCGAACCATAAAACTTGTAGTTGTTGGTTTTGGTGCATTCAATTCTGATAATGGCTTAGACAATTTTCTTTCCGTTATTCCTCTTGAAACTGAAATACTTAAAATCCCTCTTTTATCTAATCCATCTAAAACACGATTGATAATATCTAAGTCAACTCCAATAGTTCCAGCAATAACCTCAGCCGTTATTCTTTTATCCTTTTGGATTAAGTCCAATACATTAGCCTCTAATCCGCTCAATGCTTGCTCTGCAAATTCTAAATGCAAAGCCTCCTCTAATTCATTTGGAACTTGACTAAATACCTCTCTTGATTTAAAGATTGAATATTCTTCTTTTGAAACACCAAACTCTTCGAATATTTTTACAACATCGTCATCGCTAAAATTAAAGCCACTTGGCGCAGTTGGGATATTCTCTCCACCTTGCTCGGGTATTAAACCAACCAAAGAACGAATCTCATTTGCAGTCATTGATTCAAGTACCTTATTAGCAACCAACGGACTTAATGAATTAATTGCATCAATAACATCTTGAGAAGTTGAAGAAGTTTTAGGCTCTAATGCTGGCGCTCCTAACTTTTCACGAATCTCATCTTTAGTTAAATTAGCAGCTATAATTGTTTCAGTAAATTCTATGCCAATCGGCTCGACTGGTACGATTTGGAGTTCTGAATTAGCACCGTGTAATTTGGCAAGTAAACTGAATACTTGCTCAAGAAATATTTGCTTATCATTAACGTAAGTATTTTTAAAAATCTCGTAAGAATCACGCATTTGTTGGCGAGTTCCTAATTGACCTGGAGTGGAAATACCAAATAAATCGGGAGCAGTAATTTGATGACCAGCAAATATATTCTGCTGGATCATTTTATCTACATTACCAAAATCTTCTTTAGTTATATCGCTTGCTCCTAAATCTTCAATGACTGGCTTTCTTGAAGCATCATTGACAAATGAAAGTATAAACTTCTTGCCATCACTCCCCGTAAACCTATCGGTAAACTTGCGTTCAATTTGGCGCTTCTCATCATCCGATGGCTCGCCATTTGGTAACGTAATTAATTTGCTTGCACTAAATCCCGTTTGAGCATTACCTAAAACGTGCTTAGATATTTCAATATCGGATTCAACGTAATTTAAAGCACCGAAATAACCTGGTAATGCGTAAGCATTTAAGTTAGGTCGATACTCCTTTAAATACATTATTTGAGTGCCTTGTCTTAACTGAGAATTAAATCCATTGTAGACCTCTCTTTTGTACTTCCTATCTTCCCAATTCTCTGAATACCAAAACTGAGTATTGTCAGCATTGGTTCTAATCTTAGTATAATCAACGTGATAAACCTCAGCAAGATTTTCGCCCGTTACACTCCAAATAATTTGCAAGTAAGCGCCTCCAAATAATTCAATATCAATAGATGCCTTTCTTAATACTTCGGTCAACGACTCCACTCGGTTGGCTTGTGCGATGAATTGTTCACCAATAGGGTCGACACCCTCTTTGATTTTGAAGCCGTTCCCAGTTATGTAGTTGACCTTGCCTTTAATTATCGCATTATGCTTGGCAGACTTATTAAATAAATCGACCAAGTAGTTAGGATAATCATTCTTTTTTCCGAACTCAATGTAACCTTCTCCTTCGCCTTTCTTCTCCCGATATTCAGGTTGTCTTGCCTCCGCAAAAGTTAAAACCATTAATTGATTGCTCATATATCTCTTACTTTGTAAGTGTTTGTTTGGTTGCTATAAGTAGTAAAACTGAATTGACTTGTATCGTTTAAACTTGCTTGCCCACTTTCAAGCAATGAAGTCGCTTGCGATGGTATTAAATTGGAAGTTGAAGTTTGCTCATAAATCTGATAAGACCATTCGCCAGGTAATTTAGTTGCAAAATAAGAACTTACCGTTATATTAAAAGCGTTAAATCTTTCAGGGTAAGTAGATAAATCGGCATTGTTTAAAATCACAAATGCCACCGTTTCATTTGTATTTCTTGACTTAAAATAGAATAAATAATTAGGCGATGTTAAAGTTGCCTTCTCGCTTAATGTTAATATTATTTTATTGACTTGACCTTTGATTAAATGTATCATCAAATATAAATAGCATTAACAAAATTTCTTATATAAAAAAAGGGGAAGCATCTGCTCCCCCCTTACCCGTCAACCAAACGACTATCTTTAAGCGCCTGGAGTAGTCAAGGCATTGAATACGCCTGAAGCTACCGATGGTGCTAATTCTCTCTCTTGTGCGGAGAAAGTTAAAGTATAACCTGAACGGTCTCCTTGAGCAGTACCTGTTGCACCGTTACCCCCCGTAACATTTAATCCATAAAGATAACCAAGCAAGAAAGTTTGCCCGTTATTATCTTTTACTACTCCAATTAAAGTATTTTGAGCAAGTAAAAGAATTTCATTTCTCGTTGCAGTTTGCAACTTATTTAGTACTATCGATAATTCTTGAGCATAGAAAACCGTTCCATTTTGCACGTTAGCATTAATGTTTTCAGTCAAAGAAGCAGTACCTGGAACTAATTCATATTTGTAGAATCTTTTTCCAACTACTTTAGTAATTGCAGTTATTGAACCTGAAGTAGGTGCAGTAATGGTTACGTTTGCTTTTTCGATAAAATACACTTCTGTTATCCCACCTAATGAGTCACGACAATCTAAAGAATATCCTTGAGTTAAAGCACAAGCCATAATTATTTTTCTTTAAAGTGTTAAAATTAGGGGAGTCGCATCCAAGCGATACTCCCCGAACTTATTTGTAAGATTATTAAGCTAAGATGAAATCAACCATCTCATCAGGGAATGCAAATTGCACACCGAACTTAAACGCTGCCATGAACTTAATGTTCATTGCATAAGGGTCATGCAATAATTCAAATTGCTCCTCTTCGTTCAATAAGTCAGTACCGATAAACAAGTTAGAAATACGACCAGCGTATATCTTAGAAGTTCCGTTCAATCCTTGAACTGCGATAACCTTGATTGTAGTTCCTGGCAAAGTTAATTCTCCAGTAGCTTGACCATCAAAAGTATAATTAAATAAATTTGCAGTTTTTAATGCGATAGTATAAGTACGGAATACATCGTTTCCAACAAAAATAGCAACGTCATCCTTATCAACTATTGAAGCTGGAATAGCTTTGTAAACTGCATCTAACACGTTAACAACTACACCACTTGTAATACCAGCAGAAGCAGCCAAAGGAGTTCCGTAATAAGTAGTAGTGTTTGCGTGAATAACTGAAGCCGAAGCGGCAGCAACTAATTTAGCAAAACCATCAAACTTATTCAAGTTACCATTTGCAGATGCAGTATCTCCAGTCCAAATTGCAGTTTCTAATTGAGAAGCAATACGAGCAGATTTTTTAGAAGTATAATCCGCAGCGAATGCGATTGAATCATACATTGAACCAGCTGATAATGCTTTTTGTAAATACTTAGATTCTAAGTTTTTAGGGCAAAGCGCCTCTTGTACTTTAATTTTACCAACTGTTACACTACGCTGAGTGAAAGTAGTTGTACCTGATGCGTTGAAACCGCAATCGCTATCATCTTGAAAGAAAGCATCAGTATCCATGATACCAATTTTCTCTGAAGATTTTACTCCAACTAAAACGTTTCCTTGAGATTTAATCAAAGTAGCAGTTTTAGAGCCAAGAACTGAAGATGTTACTAATAATGCTTCGTTTTCTTTGGCGTAATCCGTTAATGTACTTACAACAAATGCCATAATTTTTCTTTTTTAAAATTTTTAATTTAAAGTTTTAACTCTTTCCAAGAATCGCTCTATTTTGTCAGCCTTTGGCTCAACGATTCTAAAATTGTTTTTTGGATTTTGGATTGGGTCAGCTACTGGAGTCTTAGAAAATCCTTCCAATACGCTTAACATTTCACTAAATCCTTGATTAAATTTGCTTTCTAATTCTCCTAACTTGCTTTTTAATGCCTCATTCTCGGCTTGCAAGTAAGTGATAGTAGCATTCATTTCATCAAATTGAGAATCGGCTTCCATTTCCATAGGAGCTTCTTCTGAAGTTGGTGCTTCGGCTTGAGGAGTTTCAATTCCTTCAACCTTTCCACCAACAACGGTCATCATAGTACCATCAGCTAATTCATACTCGCCATCGGGAGCAGAAACTGAGTTACCTGAATCGTCAACAAGCATAGCATCTGCGCCAATCTCTAATGCTGATAAGTCAATCTTACTACCATCTTTAAGGTCGTAAGTTTCGAATACCAATTGAGTCGCTGGCTCAGGTGCAATTTCTTCAGTTTGCTCAACGGCATTATCCGCTAACATAACTTTAATTTTTTCAATTGCTTCTGAAACGTTCATAAATTGTTTTTACTATTGTTTGATTATAAATACTTATTTGTTAATACTTTATCATTTAACTTGTTCTAAAATCGAACATATCTCAGACCATAACGATTCCTCTACGCTCATCGGTTGCTTTTCCTTCTTGTAATTAAATATCCCTTCAACACTAAATCCTTTAAACTCTCCCGATTTAATCTTATTCCAAACCGATTCATTTTCTACTTTAAAACTTCCAAACCAAGAGCCTTCGGGTGCATCCTCAAATCCTTTCATTGCCATTACTCCCCTTGATGAATCTACGATAAACGATTCATACATCGTTACTCCTTCAACTGCCATAGCCTCATCGTGCATCAAATTTACATTTGACTGATAACCTTTCTTGAAGAACTTTTGTGCTATCTTTTCAATTGTTGGAGCAGTAAACGTAACGTAATACTCACCATTTTGGTCGTTACGATAAATAGGAGTATCGGCTAACATTAATGCGCCTGAAACAATTCTCCTATCTTCGGACTGAATAACAAATTTAGCCTTGTCTTCTTTAAACTTTAGGAAATCTCTTTCGATTGCTGGTCTATCTACTAACGCAACAAAGTCAACTTCGACATCATCGTTTAAATCTTCACTAATTTCAAGTTGGTAAATTGGTAATTTCATGTTATTTGTTTTTAAATTCTTGCAGAGTTTTCAATTCTCCGTATTCTTTTTTGACTTCCCGTAATATCTGACTCTACAACGTATGCCCTTGCGTTTACATTACCTATTGCATTGATTGAAGTTTGGTCTAATGAAGTAGGTGCGTTAGGAGTAAAACTTGGAGGTACTGGCGCTGCCGATAATCTTGCTCCGCCTCCGCCTCCACTTGTATCACTAACTCCAGGCATACTTGGTAATGGTGTATTAATAATTGAATTTACGGTTAATAAACCTTGAGCAATGGTCGCTGCCGCTGCAATAAAGTTAAATGGCGCTGGGTAATCTTTTAATGCTCTTGATGCTCCAACATAAGTATTAATTGTAGCATCTGCAATACCTAATGCTTTTCCAGCAACTGTTCCTTCTCCAGCTAATTGCATACCAGTGCGAAGTGCATTACTAACTATACCTAATTTTTCATCTTGTTTTCTTCTTTCAAGTTCTAATTCAAACTTTGCATTTTCCTTTATAGACTTATCCATTGCATTATTTACTAATGCAAGAACTTTAGGCTTATTGTTTTGAATTACATCAAATAAATTTTTAACATCTTTTAATTCCTTAACCTCGACTTTACTTGAGTCTCTTTTAATTTGGTCAATTTCATCATTTGCTTTTTTCGTTAAAAATACTTTTAATCTTTCATTATCAGAAAATAGCGATAAATCGGTTTCGAGTTGTTGCTTAATTTTAACAATCTTTTTATCTTCTTCAGATAATCCAGCTTCCGCAAGTTCATTTATTCTTGTAATTCGTGATAATTCATTTGCTAATTCTTTATCAATTCGTTCAGCTTGTTTTTTTAAATACTCATCATCCCCTTTTTTTTGTGTAGCTAAAACTGATTTTTTATAATTACCCTCAATGACAACTAACTCATTTTTTAAATCTTTTTCTTGTTTTATTTCTTCATCTTTTAATTTTTTGCCATTTTTCTTTTTTACTTCTAAAACATTTAAATCTTCTTGAACTATTTGTTTTCTTAATTTAGATAATTTTCCTTCTTCTACACCTTGCGATTCAAGTGCTTTTAATTCTCTTTCATATTGCTCTTTACGACTTTTGGAATTTTTAGTAAATAATTCAAGCGCCCTATCTGATTCAGAAGTGATACCAATAAAATCGGTAACTTTATCCACTATTTTTCCTATTGTATCTCCTAATCCAGATAATCCAGGTATTAATTTTAATACAGCATCCCTAACTTTGTCAAAGTTTGCAATCAATAAACCTAATCCGATTGCTAATGCACCAATTCCCGAAGCAATTAATGCACCTCTTAATGTAGTAAATGCAGTTATTACCCTATCTCTTATTACACTTGCTAAGTTTTTAAACCCTTGAACTGAATCTAAAACGGTATTTAATCCTTCAGAAAATGCTAAAGCAGATTGTACTTTTAATAATTGCTTTTGCACGTTCTCTGATTCAACACCAAATAATCCTAAAGCACCTTGTGCTCCAGCAAATGCTCCAGCAACTCCTTGAATAGATTGAGAAAATGCTTTAAATTTTGCATCAGGATTAAATGCTTCAATAGTTGATTTAGCATCAGCAATACGGTCTTTTAATTCCGCTGCTCTTTTTGCTGCATTTGCTAATTCTTTAGAACTTGCGCCCGCAGTATTTTGTAACCTTATTAATTCTTGCGTTGCTTCTCTTAATTGCGACCTTAAACTTCGTGTATCTGCAACTAAATCAATACCAACTTTTGCGTTTTCAGCCATCTCTTAATTTTAATAAAATAATTCAATTACTCTTAACAATTCACATTTGGTTGTTTGAGGAATACTCGGATTAAAATCAACTACTTTATTTAACCTCCATAATGCGCCATCTATATAAATCAGTTGAGCAAAGTCAAGTGAATAAATATCTTGTACGGTTAAATATAAATAGCAACTTAATAGCTTACTATCTTTGTTTATAATTTCAGCTAAATATTCATCCCACCAAGAATTAAATAAATTAGCCGTAGGGTAAGGATTTAATAAAGTAAAATAAAATTCATTTGGGACTCCAAAATTAATATCAATTGTTGGTAGTATAGGGTCATCTAAATGCCCAGCATACCCGTATGTTGTTTTTGCACTTCCATAATTACCATTGCCTGGATTGCCTAACTCTGGGTCATAATAATGTTTAATATTATAACTTAAACATGAAACATTTTTAAAAATCATTATTCGGATATTGTTATCCTTTCGTTCTTCAACTCCGTTAGATTCTTTAAATAAATTTGCTCTTAATTTTGTATCATTTGTATCCTTAGTTAATACGCTTGGACTAAATATTACTTTTACTTCCGTTCTATCCTTAGCAAATTGATAGCCAGTATCTTCTTTCCTATCACCATACGATTCATTGTATTTTTTAAAATATGCTTCATTATAAAAATCATCATCCTCAGTATAAACATAATCGTAATACCTTGCATTTAATTCCGACATTGGCTTAATAGAAATCTCTTTTGAATAATCTACTTTATTCGACCAATCGATTGAATTAGCAACTGGGTCAGATAACAAAAGTAAACCCGTAGCATCTCCAGTTTCTCCGTGTAATAACAACTCGCCAACATCATTTACTTTTAAAAACCCAGCGCCTTTACGATAAAATTCTATGTATGGTTCTATTAATAAATGAGTGGTTAATAATGGGTCTTCGTAAACATATAAATTAAACATTCGACAAATCGAAGCAAAGAAATCTTTTTGTTGGATTCCTTTAGGCAAACAATTCCCCATAGATATTAAATCTCCCTCAGTTGCTAAACCAACTTGAGCATAATCGGATTCAAATGCTAATTTAAAATCTATTGGGCATAATGTTGAATATGCAACTCCAGTGTAAAATATTACTTGAACTTGAATAGTATCATTTGCATTTAATGAAACATCAACAATCCAATCAATAGGAATATTTTGATTATCAACTCTTGGAGCAAATGATTCGGTTACAATTGTTGTACCTGATTTTTTTAAATTTACGGTAAATGTACCTGAACTTGATAAATTAAGCCATCCAGTAAGTTTTATTTTTCCAAGAGTTCCATTTGTTCCTCCAAATGTATAAGTAGCATAATCTGCCGTAGTAAATAAAACAATATTTGGATTTAAATTAAATGTAATTAAATCCGTTTTACCTACATCACTTCCACTTTCAACACAAATTGTAGATTCAACTATCAATAAATCCTTAGTCAATTGCTCAAGATTAGCCTTATTATTTGGTATTATTAAACTCCTAAAATAAGGCGTGTCAAAAAAGGCAGAAGTATAGGTGTAACCTGAAAAATCAATAATTTTATCAATTAATTCGTGAACGAAAAATGCTGGTCTAAAAGCATTTAAATGCCAATCATCTCCTGAATAATTAGCTGGATGCCTACATTTTCCATAGTCAATTAATGGATAAACTATTCCTAAACCACTTGCTACACCTGAAGCAGTCCAAGAATTAACAACATTTTCAGCAGTCCATACTTGGTCATAAGCATCGGAAAAATAACCAAACATATCAGCGTCATTCAATAGCTTATTACCTATTGCGGAGGCAAATCCTCCTAACTCCCCAAATACTGCGCACTGATATTCTATTACTCCGTTCTGAATGGTTATCTCCAAAAGGCGAAGAACTCCCTTAAAAACTTGTATCTTATTGACAAATATCTGACAATTTGCTTGCTTGGTCGGGTCAAAATTATAGCCAACATTTGGTTCATCAGGGTTACTAATACCGTAATTATTACCGCTGGTAAAATTATAAATATGACCAAACACTTTATTATTGTTTGCGTTACCAGGTATGTTAATCGTTTTTGAATAGTTCGTATTCCTCGAAGAAAAGTCTTTAATGTCATCTATTGCGTAGTTTAGTTCTGCTCCTAAATCCTCGAATAAGTCGAGTCTTTGTTGTTCAATTATTATTTCGGTTATCATTATCTAAATTGACTAAATTGTTTTTGCCCTAAATCAAATTGTAATTGGTAGTTAAATATTTTATCCGAAGTGCTAACCTTCTCTTGCCAATTTGTATCCTTCATAACAATAGGGTAATAGTCGCTCGTGCCTCCATTAATTAAATGTAAATAAACCTCGTTAGAAGCAAGCAATTCAGAGCCAAGTGCATAATCTACTGCCGATACATAATCACTTGTTACAAGGTAACTCCAATCGATTTGAGTGGCTAATGCTTGGACTCCACCGTAATGAACTCCCGAACTATTTTTAAAATCCATTGCAGTTCCGCTTCTTTGGTAATCAGCAGTTTGATAAGTCGTTCTTTTAAAATTCTTTTGTTGGCGAGAAAGTAAACGAAAACCAAAAGTGTCATATCCTCCAAATTGATTTTGAAATACTAAATTAACTGGTGTAAATCTTGGAGCGCATACTTGCTTCATTATCATTGTATCCGAGCCAATCGTTACCTTATAACCATACGTTGCATCGGTAATAAATGAACTACCTAAATAAGTATTTATTGCCGTAGGACTTAAATCTAAAAGCAAAGAAGAAAGGCTTGATAATGTTGCTCCCGTTGACGAGCTTCCGCTATTGCTTCCATCCTCATTTATCTTTTGAATCGTTGCCGTTACTGCTGATAAGTTGGCATTAAAATAAGTAATATAAAACTTCTCCCCACTTATTACTTCGCCAGCAGCCCTATCTCTTGTCGTTAAGAACTTATTTGTATAAGTAGAAATTGAAGCCCTAAATGGATTTAAAGAATAGTTCCATCCCTTAGCAGTATCTGAAGTTAAGTTTGCATAAGTTGTACCTCCGTATTCTTCTCCGTAGGCAACTGCATAGTCAACGAATAGGAATGAGCCAGCGAATTGTAAGACTGAACTTCCTGATGGGTTAAAACCGCTTCCAAGATAGTTTCTGATAATGGGAGCGACATCAAGTACACCATAGTTTCCTGAATCGGGATAATTTTTAAGTGTGGCAACGGTTGCGCCACCAACTTGTATATCAAATACATATTTAAAAGAAGATTGTGCTACATTGGTTGAAGAAATTATATGCCATAAACTATCGTGAGCCGATGTATATGAACCTGGTACTGTTGTTGGTATGTTAATTGCCATTATTTCTTAAATGTTTGTGTAATCGTTAATGCTATATCTTGTCCTAATGCTTGCGCTAATTTTGCTTGAAATTCTTGTCCAAATGCTTTATCCAAATTGTCTTCAAAAAAACCTACTCTTCCTATGCCTTTTTTCTTAATATTCTTTGCAGTATTGGTTGCTAATTGTCTTAATTTAATTTTAGGGTCAGCAACGTTGGAAATCGTTTTTCTTTTTATTTGTAACGGACTTAATCCCTTTCGTTGGTCTTCTGTTCTAATATAATTCTTATGTCTTAAATACCATTGAAGAATCGCCTCAACCATATTTTTAGAAACGCTTAACGTTCTAAATTTATAAAGCGAATTTGGTTGACCGCTTTTTATTCCTTTTACTCCTTTATTTTGGAAATCATAATACTCAGATGCTGGATTTGTTTTATCATATCCAATCGTTAACGAATATTTATTTCCCGATTTCTCAGTAAATGAAAAGTCAATATCATTTAAGTTTCCTTTATCAATTTTTTTCTTTTGATTAATTCTTTGTTTGGCTAATCCAATAAATTTTTCAGCAGCATCTTTCATGACCTTTTCAACTGCATTTAATTTAAATGCACCTTGCCTTTCTATTCCACCTACATCAAAATTTTCCCCTAATGATTCTTGTGCTTTAAGAATGCTTGCCATATATCTTTTTCATTTGCTCTGCATCAAAGCTATTCTTAGCTTTAATATAACTTAAATCATTTAATGCTTGAATCGTTGGCAATTCAAAAGCATCTGCTAAATTTATTCTTTCGTGTTCGGCAATGATGGTAGCCTGGTAAATCCATCCATAACGTTGCATAAAGCCATTATCGTTATCTCTGCTTCTAATTTGTCCATCCCGTTCTTCGTCAACTCCTCTTTCAAATAATCCTTTAAACTCGTTATCGATTCGCTGAATACTTGACAAAAAAAAACCACACTACCATAAACCGATTCAAAGCTTGCTGATAATAAGTCCTCAGCATATTCTTCGTGTTTGCTTGCATCGTACTTGGCTACTTTCCAACCTCGCCATGTCAACTTCATAGGCATAACCATTGAAGCAGCAATCTTATGCAAGTTGTTTATAATATCATCTCCAAAGAATTTAGTTTCTAAATACCTTGAATAAGGGATATTCCTAATATCATAAACGCACCTATATCTTTTCTTGCCAATCTTAATGTAATCGTTTGGCTTTGGTATTGGCGCTGACTCGGTAATAAATGTAATCTTCTTTAACTGCTCATTTAATTCCTTAATACTTAAAGAATCAATTTGTGCTTCCGTTTGGTAAGTTAAAATCTCTAATGACTTTACTGCAATATCCAACTCGGTTAACCCTTCCCTTTTTACAAGTAGGTTTTGAATTTGTTGCCATTGCCATACCGTGACATCTTTCCAGTTCATATTTATAAATAGCTAATTAAACAAAGTTGTATCTGCCCGTACCCGACTTAAAATCAAACTTGCGCCATGCTAATGCTAATGCACATACGCAGTCATCCGTGAAGCCAGTCGGTGCGGAATACTTTACTCCGTGTGATGTGTATTGATATTCAAAAACTTCTAACTCATTCTTAATCATTCCTTCGGGATAATGTACTCGCTCCTGATGGATTGCCACTTGAAGACCAAGCATTAATTCTTGCTTGCTTTGTGATGTAAATTTAAACCCTTCTATGTCCATGCCTTCCCGTTGTAATTGCTCGACTATTGGGTCACCTACTCCAGTGCTATCAATTAACATCGGTGCTTTTGGTAAATTGCGTATTATGTTCTGAGTCGATGCCCAATCCTTCTGAAATCGGTCATAATAAGCTACATTGCCACTATTATCTAAACCAATAATTACAGTCCAATCTGAGTACTTTGCCAAATCGACTCCGTAACATTTAACAATATTGGTAGAAATGTCCGATGTACACTTACGAATTGCCTCGCTACCAAAAGGATTCGCAGCGTTCTCAGCTGGGTTAGCCATGTACTCTTGCTCGAATACTACGTTTGGCAATTCCTTTTTAGCCGAATCAATCTCAGATGTAAGAATAAATGGGTTATCATAGGTACTAAACTTAAAACTTTCCCAATCAGCACTGGCATTTACACCATTTAAAAATAAAGAATAGAAATAATTCTTGCCTCTTGGAGTCGATAGGAATATTGCCTTGCCTTGAAAATCCGTTAAGGTTGGTCTTATTGAGTTTTGCCATCCACTTTCCAAGTCAGGAATATAAGAGGCTTCATCGATAATGGCATAGTGAAACTTTAAACCACGAAGATTATCCAATCGTTCTCCAGTAAAGAATCGAATCTCGCCTCCACTAATTAGCTTAAATGTTAGGTCACTTCGATTAGGCACTGCAATATTACTCGGCATAAGCCTTGCAAGTTCATCAAAGAAAACCTTAGCAAGCTGATAAGTAGGAGTTATGTATGCCACTCGTTTTCCTTGCATCGCTTCAATACAAGTTATGACCTGGCATATAAGTGATTTACCCCATCGCCTACCCGACATGAGAACTTTAAACCTTGCTTTAGATTCTAAGACTTTAGCTTGGTTCTTGTGTGGTTTCGGGAGTACTATGTTCGTTTGCAAAACTTATTATTACTTCTTGTTTCTCCTCGTTCTTCGCTCGGTCAGTCCAACCTAAAAGATTCTTTGCATAGAAAATACCTTTGCCTTCATTAGCCACGACATCCGCTGCCAATGCTCTAAATAATTCATCAATCTGCTTGGTTATCTTGTAGCAAGGATGGTCTTCTCTATTAAGAACTTCGTAATATGTGGCTCTTGAATAAAACTCAAATCCTTGTCTTGGTAGCCAAATTAAAAGAAAGAAGCTAATCGTTGGTAGATGTCGCTCTCGAATTATCTTAACTCCAGCGCCCGTTGCTACCTCCTTAGTTGAGTTGAGGCAATAGTCAATATATTCATCTGCCCATTCAAGCAATCTCTCCTGGTCAATATCTTTGGGAAGTCTTGGCATTATTTTTTAAATAAAAGTGACCACTCAGTCGGTAGTGTTAATTTCTTTTCTAAGCTAAATCCAAATTGAGCAAAGAACTCAATCCATTTTTCTTCGGACTTAATATTTATGTGACCCCAAGATTCATCTTGCTCAGGAGTTGTAAAATATGGAGTTGATGAAAATAAGAAATATTGACAATTTATATTGTTCATATAGTCCTTAATTTGGTCATCGGTTAAATGCTCCATTACTTCAATGCTTACAACCATTCCACACTGGTCAGGATAAACACTTATGTCGTTTAATCTAACTCCTCTTTTATAAGCAAATTCCTGATGATATTTATTAGGCTCAATACCATAATAATTAACTCCTTTTTTTTGCAAGCATTCTCCAAGCGTTCCCATGCCAGCACCTATTTCGATTATGTCTTTAGCATATTCGATAATTATGTCAGCCGTTGCATCCATCAAATTATAATAATCAGGATTCTCGGGAGTTATTCCGTTTTGTACTTCAATATCAAAAAATTCTTTGTCGCTTACACGGCTCATATTATTGTTTCTTTTGGTAAAAATTGATTGCAATTTGTATGCCCTTCAGCTTGGCTCATTCTATAATCTCTACCAAGTCCTTGAGCAACTGCCATAAAACTTGATTGATTGCCACTAACATATTTTGCACCTAATTGTAATTGTGCCAATTCTAAATAATCTTTAATTACATACCTTTCAATTAAATGTTTATACGGCTCATATTCAGATTCTAAACCAATGAAATAAACATTATCTGAATTGTCTTTTAAAAAATTAATTTCTTTAATCCAATCCGTAGTTAAAGATTTATATCTTGGAGTTATATTAATAAAACTATTATTTGATTTTATTGGCTCAACTTTTAACCATCCTTGTTTCCAAGTTTCATCTATAATCTGAAAACTTTGCAAATGCAATTGTACTAAATGAGTTAAATGTAAATCTATATTTGAACGGAATAAATCTAAATTATATATTGTACCAGTCAATTCTTTGCCTTTTTTAACTTCGTAAATATATTCCTGAGATTCTAATAATGGCAAAATTGTGTCATACAAATGGTCGGGTAATTGTACATTAAAAATACCTCCGCCTAATGCCTTAATGGTGGGCAAAGAATAAATGACATCTCCAGTCGCACCACTATGATAAAAGTTATTCATATTAAAATTTAATTGCTTTACAATCCGTATTTATTTTAATCAAACTTATTTCTAAATCATTATTATCGTAATGAGTTCCAATTCCCAATCGTTTAATTGTCATCCATTTGTATTGACCATTAGTAAAGAATACTTGTGATTTAGGTATTCTTAATCTTTCAGCCATACGATAAACCTCAGAAGAATTGTATTCGTTTC